CATGTTTTCCAATTGGATCTTGCTTAACCCAGAAAGGTCAAGTGTTTGTCCGAATCTAGATTCAAATTCTTTCAATAAAGACTCTGTGGTTACTTTCTTAGTTAGATCTAATGCTTTCATATTATTAAACTGTTTCTGTTGTTCTTTCAGATTTCGTAATACCTTGCTCAGCGTTGTAGGCATCTATTTGATCTGATATCGATGTTACGTAAGCATCAAATTTATCTAATGCCGCTTGATTAGGCCATACGTTCACAATTTTCAATGAATGAGATCCATCACCGTTCGCAGTCACAGTTTTTTCTGTTGTCATTTCGTTTGCTTCGGTCATTCTCATGATTTCAGATCTTAACGGAGCATATGTCTTGAAAAAACGTACCGAACCTGCTGGTATATTAAAAGTTTGTGTTGTTCTTATCGCCATTTTTTTTGTTCTCCAAATTATAGTTTTTCAATAACTCTTGTTACTTGTATGTTATTTATTCTATTGTACTCATTCATAGCATCAGTATGAACACTTATTTTTGACTCAAAATCGTTATAATCCTCATCATTTAGCCATGTTGCTTCCAGCACAACTTTATGCGAATCTTCCAACGGAACTATTGTTTTTGTACTGGTGACTTTGCCAGCATCAAAATAATCTGACCATATTTTATTGAGTTCTACATTAGATTGGAAATAGCGTGTCTTTCCGATTGGTATGATAAATTTGTAAGTCACCTTAGTAGTCATAATAATATGTGTATTTATCGTTATTTATAGTCACTTAAAATCCTGAACGTGTGATCGAATATTTGATGTATTTCTGACTTTATCTCGTCTGCTCGCCTGTTGGTCTCTATCAATTTGTTAGAATAAACAAACTCCTTGTCGTCATCGTTTTCTTTGATTGCTATTTTATAGAACCTCTTGAAGTTCTTTATATCAAATAGTTTTGATGCGAATTGTTCATCCAATGTTAGTATTTGATCGGGTATGTTTTTTTGATCTGCTAGATAATGTGCAACCAATATGGCAGTCTGTTTGAGGAAAATACTATCATACAAAATCTTTGCCTGTGTCATGTCCGCTATCACATAAACATATCTAGTTGGATCTATCTTCTTGGGAACGATTGCGATATTACCAATCAAGATACCTTTGGAAAACTGTTTTGGTAAATGTCGAAAAGGTCTTTGCTTTTCGTCGTTTTTGGCCAGTTCATTTAATTTGTTCTTGAGATTGTAGGATTTTATTTGACTCTCAAGTATCTCATTTTTATTATCAACAGTTTTTTTTGCCATAGAAATTCATACTACTTAACTAAACGTATGCTTCTATTTAATGCATATTGGGTATCATCAACAAGTTTTTTCCTCACCAGAGCACCCTTGCTGGCCAGTATCCTTGCAGTTTCTATGTCTTCCACATCGAGGTTGCTTTGTAGGATTGGTAATTTACTTTTATATTTTTTTATAAAGGCAATTTGTCTTTCTGTTATGTAGACTCGAGCATATCGAGATAATTGTATGAACATTTTTTAAAGTTTAAGTTTGAATTCTATGAGGGCATCTTCATCAGGATCACAACAATCGTTGATAGTAATCCTGCTACCACGGTACCCGCGGTCATGATCAAAGTTTTATTGGAACTCTTGTGATTGTTCAACAAGTCGTCGTTGATTCTTTTCAATGCCAGTTCAATTGACGACAGGCGATCGTGTAGGCCTTTGTATCTCTCAGAGCAAAGGTCCACGTGTGCTTCCAAATTTGTTTTTTCTAAATCACTCATAATAGTTCTCTTTTTCGCATCCATATGGATGCAGTTTTTGTTGCCTGTTTGAGAAGTTGATCTGCCTATTTGAGCCTAATATACTATTATTTATCTGTTGGGCCTATATCAATAAAGTATGTATTTTTAAATTTTGGATCCTGCGTGTTGAAGCAATTGGCTGGAAATGTGACTGTTTCCTGTAAAAAGCCGTGTGTTGGTATCAGGTCAAAATCTGTTATCAATCCAGCCACTCCGTTCTCGCCATCACTGTAAGCATCAGTCTGCTCGGTCCTCCATGTGAAGGACCATATGTTCTGTTTGCCTTCTTTGTAGAAAGATCCAAAATGGAACTCCTTTAGATCAACTGATTGTTTTACAGGATCGTGGTCCCAATCCACGTTGGCCCTTAACTGTATCAGTTGTTGCACCGTGACGAAATTGGCTTTCTGCAATTTCACAGTTTCCAGTGTGTCTTTGCTATCCACCAACACTCCTGTGGGGGAAGTGAAGGGAAAAGGTAATGTTGTGTTCCCGGGATTACCAATGTCCACCAAAGTTATAATACAAAAGTTGTGCATGATGTTTACAAGGTATTTACAAAAGACGAAAGGGTGAACAAATAAATGCTCACCCTTTCTAATTGCTTGAACTAAATCAAACGTAATAAATTACGCTTGGTCTATAGTAGTTACCGCTGTGATATCTACGTCAGCAAAGTACTCTTGTGCTGTTGTGCTTGGAGTACCAGTACCTTGTACTACTACTGTGATAGCCGCATCACCAACTGCACCTTTCATGCCCACTACTGTGAAAGCATCAGATTGTGCGTTAGCGTCAACAAGTGAATTACCTGCCGCGATTCCTTCTAAGAAACCATCAAGTTTTGCTTGAGTGAAGTTTCCACCACCGTTTAAGTCAACAGTACAGATGTGTGTTTTACCACCTAGACCATTGCCTGCTTTTGCTACTGCGTTATTTGTTATTGTTGCCATTGTTTTTCTCCTTTTTTCTCTTCGTTAATGGCGAGTCACCGCTCCGGTGACACGTTGCAATTATTTATGGTAAACCATGGTAATTTATGCTGTATTATAATGATTTTAACCAAACTTCATCACTTCTGGTACGTTTTTTGATTTTATAACCCAGTTTTTTTAATATGTCTTCTGCTACTCGCACCACGTGTGGTCTTTTTGCTCTTTTCATTTCTATGTTGATCACAGGACTGTTGTTGGCAACAGTTTCCACAGCACCTTTCATCAACAGGTCTTCATATCCGTCCACATCTATCTTTATGAAATCGATGTTGGTCAGTTCAAAACTGTCCAGGGTCTTGATGTGTATGCTACCAGGGGTACGATCAAGCATTTGGTGTAGTGGTTCGTGGAAAGTGGCCGTGCTCTCAACATCTCCCAATCCAACTTCATGCAAAACGGCATTTTGGTCATGAGGTATGTTCTTTTTCCAACATTCCACAAATATCGGGTTGGGTTCAAAACAGTGTACTATCTCAAAATCTTTCATTAGGTTTCGTGTCCACATACCCACATTGGCTCCTGCGTCTATGCATCCTCTCCAACTTTTGATGTGTGAGTAGGCTTCTCTTCTCAGTTCAGATTGTCCATCACCGGCATCCTTGACGAAGGTGGGTTGGGTATGTTGACCATTGTATGCCACCCAAAAGTCTTTGCCGGTCGGATACACATTATCTTTTTGAAGGCAGTTGGAGCAGTCGCAATGATCACAATTCCCACAGTTGGCACAAACATTTCCACAGTGTGTATCACAAGCACATCTAAAACATTTTGCTTTTTTCATTTAATCTCTGCCCATGTAATCATCTTCCCATGCCTGATGATGTGACTTGGTGTGATATCTTTTATGATTTATTTCTTTCAATCCTTCCAGCATGGCTTCATGCATACTGATATTGATTTTATATAGCACGGGTGCTCCTTTGTACCAACGCCAGGTGGTTTCTTTTTCCATGTAATCGGTGAGCCAAACATACGATCCGTTTTTTAAACGTGTTGGTATCCATGCAAACTTTTTGTTGTAATAGTTTTCCGGGGGACCTAATATTGCACCTATGTGTTTCATTGTGCCAGCAGTTGTTTTATCTTTTTTGTTATATCTGTGGCGTGTAATTTATTTTGTAATAGTTTTGCCATTCTGTGATTGACATTGTTCTTATCTGTTTTTTTGAGATTTGAATAATCACTGATGCTTCTACGTAGGTTTTTGTATTCGATATTGCTGATGTTGAGTGTGTTTTCTAATTTTGTGAGGAAGTCATAATCATCAGACAATTTCCTTAGGTAACGTTTCACAGCCAGTGTCGGCAAGGTGGACCTCTGCCTCAACGCCTCTGCCTGTTTTGGATTTTTCAATTTCTTGACTATGTCTTCTTTACCGTCCACGACCGATAGCATATTGTATAAATCATTTCCTGATGTTCTCACAATTTTAAAATCACCATACGTCAGTGTGCTTTGAGCATACATTTTTGCCCACTGTTTTCCTTCGTTGTTGATATTTTTTAGTAGAGACAAACCCAAAAATGTTAGATATATACGCTCTTGTATATCTTGGAACGTGAAGCGTTGTAGGTCGTTTTGTCTTCGAACCACTCTTGCTTCAGATACATACTGTATGAAGGGCATTAACATAGAAATATTTACCGTAAAATGGAACACAACTTAATATTAACTGATATACTCAAGACTGGAAACCATCAGCAGTTACAATCTTTTATCGATATGCATTCGTTGAATGATCAAACATTTGAATGCACCGGTGATTGGTACTCCATACCCTCTTATGATTTAAAAAAGTATAAAAGAAAGTTTGCTGTGATAGATCATCGAATGGGAAACTACAAATTATGGGAAAATGATTTTTATTGGAAAGACTTATACGATCGAATCGAATATCTTGTCAAAAACAAGTTTGTTATGATAATTTCAAATCCCTGGGAGTCCAAGCACACAATCATAAAGCAATTAAGAAAAATCGTCATAGAAGAAAACAGATATACCTACTGGACCGGGGGATCAAGTTGGTTTTGGTGGATGATGTTTGAAAGGTACAAAGATCAGAAATTTGACATAGATCATTCAAAAAAAATATTTGATTTTTTTTATCTAAACAAACAGGAAAGACCTCACAGGATAAAACTGTTTAAAAAGTTACAGTCAGAGGGATTATTGGCCGATAGTTTGTACAGTTTCCTTAGCGAAAACAAAAACTTAGATCCAAAATATGAATTACCATGGGTCGATGTCAACAATTATCCAAAGTACGGAAAAGATAGAGACATCTATGAACTTCCGTACAATCATTCTTCCTACAATATAGTTTCGGAAACACACGACTTTGGCGAGACATTCATAACAGAAAAAATATGGAAACCCATATTAATGAAACAGATATTCATAGTACACAGCAAACCAAATTATCTACAGGAGTTAAATGAGATGGGATTTAAAACTTTCAGTACCTTGTTCGACGAGAGTTATGATAAGGAAAATGACAGTGATAAAAGAATTGATGCCATTGTTAAGTTGTGTAAGTTTTTGAAAGATCAGAAAGCCGAAGAGTTATACAAAGAGTCAACACTTATCAGAGACCACAATTCAAAACATTTTTTTAATAGGTCTGCTCTACAGAATGAAATAAACAAAACCTTATTGGGTTTTATCAAATTTTTTGATGGCACTCAAGTTTCTTCTTGAGAATGTGAGCCTGTCCACTAATTTGACTGCACCACCGTCTGATCCAACAGCAACAAAACCTTCCGGGTCTGTGACTTCCAGACCATTCTCAGTCTGAGCAAATGTGCCAACCTGCATGGCTTGGTTCATTTTTTGGAGTGCTTCTGCTTTTAGTATTTGTACTTGTTTGTAAAAAGTCAGCATAGCCTGTAATGGTTTTTTTATTGTATTCATAAATGCCGGCATCTGTTTCATTTTTTGTTGTCTTAGTTGAATGGCCTTTTGTGCTTTTAGTCCAGCCATTTGTTGATTCATTCTTGCAATATAGAATTCTTGAAAACCTTTTAGAAATTGATTGACGTTATCAGGCAAACGTCCTTGTTTGACTTCTGAGTTTATAAACATCTGGAACATCGGAACGAACTCTTTGTTGGTTGACAACATGGCTGATAAATTTTGTGGAATGTTTGACAACAGTTTTTTTAGTGTTTGGATACCACTGGCAAAACTTTTAGATTCAGATGCTGTAAAAGTAGCCGAGCCCGAAACATTTTTATAAGTGGCATTGTCATACCATACATCGTTTGTTTTAACGAACGAAGATATATCTGCGCCTGCTTGGGCGTTCATTTCTCCCAATGATTCTCCTGTGTATGTTGTGTGAAAAATAATTCCCACTTTTGCTTCTGATATTGTTTTGCCTATTTCGGAATTTTCGGGAACAGCATAAACAATTTCGTTGGGTTTGAATGTGATAAAGTTTTCTCCGTTGATCTTTTGTCTCACAAGATCGTTGTCGGTAAACATCATATCTCCCTGTACAACTCCTTGTATGTTCAATTTGGACAAATGTACCAAACATTTTAATAGTTTCTCTCCCAAATCTCCAGTTCCGTGATTTGTTGCGATATCTTTTTTGGTATAATTTATTTTTGGTGATTTGGCAAATACTGATTTGGTACCAACGAAAAATTTTCCATTTGCAGGATTGATGCCACAAATAACAGCAGGAGCACCATCCCATTTCACTGACATCTGTAATGCTGTTGAACTCTGGCCTTTCAGCATATTATATATGTCAGTGAAATAGCCGACTACTGCTTCACCTCCTTGATATCCGGATGTGAGGATAATATCTTCAATGTGCTCTAGGTGTGTTCTTTTGAACTCTCTAAGGACTTCTTCAATTAACATTAGTCGTCCTCTTCTTGTAATTCACCCTCTTTGATAGTTAAAGACTTCTTGACTTCTTTTAGATCTTTTAGTTTGTTGACACCTCTTGTAAACTTATTAGCATCGAGGTTCTTTATCGACGAATTAAACTTTTTTTCTAGGATGTAAGCAGTCTCCGGGGTAAAATTTTCTCTTATGAAATATATCAAATTTATGGCAGAGTCGATGATATGCGATGCTCTAGACTCCACAAAATGCTCAGATTCATCCTTGTTAATTCTTACTGAACTTAATTCTTCGAGGATACTTTTTGTTCTTCTTTTCATAATTTTAATATATTAACACATTTTTGCTTGTTGTCTATATATTTAACTGATATCTACTTTATTTGTGCCTCTAAATTTTTAATTTTTTGTGAAAGTTCTACAACAATCTGTTTATAATCTGCTATTTGAACTTCTAGATTACCTATCTGTGCCGATAATAATTTAATTTGTATTTGTAATTCTTCATTGGTCAATGTGTATTCTTCAATTTTGTTTTTGTGTTTGATTTCTAAAGCCATGTTAGCCTCTCCATCTTTCTTTGTTGATGTCTTTCCACTCTTTTTTTAATTTGATTTGCATATAGGCTTTTCTTTTTTCTAACTCACTGGAAAGATCTTTGTACAATCGAAGATATTGTGGATGCATTCCTTCCCTGGCTCCTGCCTTGATTCTGGGTTCGTTGTCCTTGTGTGCCAGACTGGCTATGCTGGTACCACCCAACTTGATGGTCTCGTCTTCGAGTGCTTTTTGTAGTAGACTGTAAATATGTCTGCCTCTGAATTCATCCGCTGTGAAAATTAACACAATCCATCCTTGCTTATTCCATGGATGGTATTCATACACAACTCCTCCCATGGGTCGTCCATCCTTGTTCTCTGCAAATATGACCTTGTGATCGGACTTTATGAGTCCCGATGGATTCATTGCCCATCCTTTCTCCATCATGAAGGCTATTGATTTTTCATATATCGTGTAAAGTTCTTTGTTTTGTACGAAACAATCAGAATGCCATATCGAAACAGGTTCTCCTGTTTTGTCTACTGTGTCCTCAATTTTGTACTTCATGTAATAATACTAATATAATATTGACTTGTTGTCAAATTGCTTTTATAATAAGTATGTATATGATAAAATATCGACTTATCTGTGATTTGGATCACGAGTTTGACGGTTGGTTTCCAAATAGTAAAGAATTTACCAAACAAAAGAAAAAAGGACAACTGCTTTGTCCTGTGTGCGACAGTCCCCATGTCAATAAAGCCATCATGGCGCCTAATGTCAAGAAAACAAAAACAAGATCGGGATCTAAGAAAGAAAGACTACAACAAATGAGAGAAGAATCTGTGTCTTCTGAACAAATGATGCCGGCTTCACAGGCTTCCAATGTACTGAGACGTATTGGCAAATACATTACCAAAAATTTTGAGAACGTGGGCAATAGATTCTACGAGGAAGCCATCAAATGTGATCAAGGTAAAAGAAATGATCAATTTTTTGGCACAGCCACAGAAGAAGAAACAAACAAATTGCTAGACAAAGGCATAGATTTATTTCATGTGCCCAAAGTCAAAGACAATTAATTCCATTTTTACAGCCTTTTTTAAAGGTTGACCAAAACAACTTTTTAGTGTAAAATATATTTTAATATGATGTTGAAAATAAATTCTTCATCTAAATTAACAGAAAGAGGCAACTATGTTTTTTAATCTATTTGGTAAAAAAACAACCTCTTCTAAAACTACAAAGGAAGAGAAAATGGCAAAAAGCACACAATACGTTGTATACACTAGAGAGTTCAAATCAAGAGCTAAACAAATCGGTGTATTTGCGGAGCCGGCTAAGGCTTACACAGTGGACGGTTCAGTTCATGGTGGTAAAATCAAGTTCAAAAACCTAGCAGTTAAAAACACTGCAAGAAAAACAGCGACTAACAAGTTGTTATCTAAAGGTATTGACTTTAATGTTAATGTATTAGGAGTTGCTCCTCAATCATCAGCATTAGAAATGAAATCAAACATTATTTCATTACTTAAAAAGTCTGGAAGAAAAGTAATTAACTTTTCTGCATAATCTAATCATTTAGATTTAGTTGTTAAAGGGCGGTACAGAAATGTGTCGCCCTTTTTTTGTGACTTTAAAATAGATGAGGAGCGTCGTGTGTGATTTTCGTTGGGTGATTGAACCACGAACCTCGATCTGTCAACATCTGTTTGGTATCTTTCCAGCAGTCGGCCCAGGGTTTTTCATTGGGATTTTCAGGCACACCAAAATCAATTGTCCAGTGTAATGAATAATTGTCAATCAACTTCTGTTCAAATCTATGACAGTATTTGTAACTTGCCAGTGCCTCTGGAGTAAAAAAATAATCCAATGCTTCCTCGACTGTTTTGAAATGTATCCTGCAAACTCTGCCTTCGAATATGAAACTTTTTCTGTGTGGGGAATAGATCTTACTCATCTTGTTGAAAGTTCCAAACTTTCTCATTACCGTTTTACTGGGTAGTCTCGCCATAATAAATCACGTTGTCTGCTTTGGGGTATGTCCTCCATGGATCGAAGATAATCACTTTGTCGTCTGTTGTGAATTGATCTGACTCATGCACTCTCACAATTACTTCCACAGGATTATCAAATCCGTTAACCAACTGTCCTCCGTGCTTATTTACATAATGTTGTACCAAAATACTGTATGATCCATCAGTGAGATTTGTTCCGGGTTTGTAACTGTCGGAAGTGAAATGTATATTGTTTCCATACTTCAATATTTCCAATGCCATGTTTTCCGCCTGACGTTCACGAGCAGTCATCACAGCATCAAAAAGATCATAACCCAATTTCAGTTCTTTGGATAACCATCTCAGGGCGATGTTGTCTCTGGGATGACAGGCTCCACCATCTCCCATGCCTGCTTTCATGTACTTTGAACTTATTATACGTTTGGTGCTGTTGGCCAATGCTGTGGTCACTCTATCAACATTGGTGTTGCCCAACTTCTGTGCCACGTCTTGTATCATGTTGACCAGAGCGATCTTTGTGGATATGAATGTGTTGTAGAATATCTTTATGGCTTCCGCTTCTTCCCATGTACCTGTTTCTATCCTGGGAAAATATCCCAAAACTTTTTGATAAAAATTGATCAGGGTGTTTGCTTCCTCTGTCATGCTACCATTCTTGGTACCCACTATCAACATCTCTGGAGATAGGAAATCTGCTTTCACTGTTCCCATGGCGATCAAATAAGGATTATATACAAAGCGAGTGTTTTTTATCAAAGGATCAAACTCTCTGCGAGTGGTTCCAGGCAACACCGTTGATATCAATACCAGTATCTGATCTTTGTTCATGTGTTGATCACATTGTTTCAGAACTTCTATCACGGCGTCGTAATTGAAGTCACGTGGCTCTAGATGACTGGTTGGATTCCTTCCATCATAGCCTTCTGTGTGTGGAGTGGGTGTGGCCACGAACACTATGTCCTGCCCTTCCACTGCTTCTCTGATGTTAGACTTTATATCAATGTATTCACTGACTTTTGGCACTATGTCATAGCCACTCACTGTGGCACCACGTTCGGCCATGGCTTCCGCACAAGGCATACCCAATTTACCAAGTCCTACAAATCCTATAAGCATACAGTTAATTATGGCTCGCTATTAGGTTTTGTATAGCAGTTTGGCTCGCTATTAGGTTCTTAATTTTTTGATGTTAAGCGGAGTAATCAGGCAAAGGGCCGCCATATTTCTTGCCCTTGATTCTTTTATTGGCAACCTTGATGGTTCTTCCTTTGACTTTTTGTTTCCTAGCACCGGTTCTTTTTCGTTTACCTTGTGATTTACAAGATGACACCCATGATGCAGGCAGTGATGATGTGGGTTTGGAACACACGCCACGTGGTGCGGGTCCTATGTTGTCTTTGAGTTGTATCACTTCAAATATTCGCATATGTGTATTTAACCGTCTAAAGTTGATCTTATATCATTGTTACAATAGAGCAAGATCAACTTTGTCATTGTCATGTAATAGTGTCAGTTTTAGAACAGTTCAGCGGTTAAGTTATAACCCATAAGCGATTAAGTTATAAGAGTGTTTAAGTTCTTAAGCGGATTGTAAGGTGTGTAAGATCCATAAATAGTGTCATAATGAGAATCAACGAAATCGTCCAAATCAAATCTTCTAGTGCCATAACCGAATCAAAGGCACAAGATATTGTGGCACAAGATATAGTACCATCATCAGACCAATCGGCCATAGCAGAAGGCATAGGTCAAATCCTCCGAAGAACCAAAGGCAAGGGTTTGAAAAGGGGTTTTAGATGTATAGCAGGTCCTAGGAAAGGTCGTATCGTGGCCAACCAGGATACCTGTTCCGCACCTTTGAAACCAAAAACAGGTGCCAAGATTTCACAGAAACGATTGGCCAAAGCCAAGCAGACCGCCCAGAAGAGAGCAAGAACAATGAAGTCAGGTGGAGCATCCACTAGATTGAAAAACATACAGATCGGGCAAAGGAAGACCGGAACTGCCAAAATGAAAAAAGGCAAGAAGTTGAAAAAAGGTAAGGGTCTCGCCTCTAAAAAGAAATTACAGAAGTCTAAAATAGTTAAGCCTAAATAATCTATCTACCAATTTTCCTAATGGTATCCTTGATTATCTGATATGATTCCTCGTGTATCGAATCACCCCAAGTGCCTTGTTCGGTCTTGATTATGGCCTTGTCCGCAAGTACCACAGCATTCCAAACGGTATTTGAATCCACCGTGCCCGTGTTTGACACAGATGCCACCAGCATCATCACTCCGCCTATCAATCCTTCCATGCTCATCTAAATTTCATCTCCAAATTACCTAGATATGATTGGCACCAATCTTCCAACTCATTGGCGAAACCGATGTATTCTTCATAACCAAATCCCAATTTGGATGCTTCTTTTTTGAATTTATGTGAGAATGATCTAGGTCCCATCAAAGCATCGTCTCCGTTCCAAGAGCAGACCCCTTCAATGAAATTGCCTTGGGTGTATCCATCTATGAATTCTTCATACAAGGTTTCCAAAGATTTGACCATTTGTCCGTTTTTTGTTTCCAAATATATCATAATGTCATTATAACACGGAACCAAATACGGTCAACCTGGTAAAGTTATATTATTAATATATAAAGCCGAACAAAAAACTTCCATTTTATGCGAGTTATTAGTCAGGTTGACCATAATACCATCCATGTTATAATGAAAGAGTAATTTTTAAAACAGGAGGTGTAATGATTACAGAAGACAATAAAACTTTATTAAAATTTAATGCAGAAGGCATAAGTCCTGCAGATATGTTCTTGAATGCAAGAACACAGGCTATCAAGGCAGTTGATGAATTCATGAAAGACAGAGAGGAACCAATGTATTGTGGTTTCGCTAATGTTTCTATTCATCCTGCTAGAGGTAAATTTGTTAATTTCATGAAGAAAGCCGGTGTTGGAGATAATGGATATAGAGGTGGATACAGAATATCATATTATGATATCATGCCTCAGGATCACAGATGGAGACATACTCAATCGATGAGCATAAAAGAAATAGCCTGTGATGCCTTTGCTAATGAACTTGAAAAATATGGAATGAGGGTTTATTCAGAAAGTAGAGCGGACTAATTGGTAAAAAAATCCAAAAAGCAGATGGTGGTCGGATACGAGAACATAGATTTGTCTCCATGGTCCGGCCCACCATACAATTATTCAGTCAAGGTAAACGGAAAATTCAAAAGGATGATGGGTTTTGACGAGGAACATATCAGGAATCAATTGGCTCCAAGAAAACCCAAAATAATAAAGAGGATAAAAGATGATCAGTAGAGCGATAGCGAATGAGGGTATCCCACTCAAGATACAGACCGAGTGGACCGACAACGATTATTGGAATAGAAAGTATGAGGATTCCGACGAACTGGAGTGTGTGAATGTGGCAGGGTGGTTGGTCAGGATCAACGGCCAGAAATATCCCAGGGGTCACACCGATGGCGATGGATCACCCGATTGGACATACAGATATACCTCGCCCAACACCGAAGAGGGCAGGAGAACAGCCATAGAACGGGCACTCAAAGAGGCAAGGTTGACCGTATGGTAATCTATTATATAATCAAATTAACAAAGGAGATGATATGAGTAAATCAGTGGCACCGGTCTTACCATTCGAATGTGTGGTGGGAGACAAACCGGAAACGATAAAAAATCCATACTCGGGTCAGGAAGTTGAACTATCACCCGATGCGGTGGCAGTCTATGACACCATCAAGGGTGCGGAGATGTTGGGCAATTATGACCACATGGAAAAAGGCATCGCCTGGTTCCAAAAATACTATCCCAAAGAGTATATGGTACTATTGGACTAGGAGGCATATGGAAATCATGACAGACGATAAAAAAAGACAGATAAGAGAGTTGATCAGGCAGAAGATTTCTTTGGAGGATCAAATTCAATTTGAAACAAGATCTGAAAAAATAAAGAAGTTGGAAGACGATCTGTATGAGGTCAAAGACACACTGGACAAGATAACCAACGGTGTTTGGTTTGAGGATGTGTCTGAACACGAATTACAAAAAGAAAGAGAAAGCATCAATTAAACAAGGTACACACCTTGGATACGATTGTAATTGCCTAAATCTTTCAGTAATTGATCTTGGTCACCATCATAGTCTAATTTTGAAATGGGTATGGATCCCATGACCAATCTAGGATCATCAGCATCAAATCCTTTTGATATGAAATAGTTGCTATTCTGATTGTAGAAAGATCGACAACGAGTTTCTACCTCATTTATCTTTTCCTGTGATTCAGTTTGAAATCTCAAATGGAAGTCGGCCGAGTAGTAAGTGGGTGGAACAAAATCCAAATGGTGATCATCGTCGTCGTAGGCCAATGATCTGATGTCCTTGCCCACATCAGCATAGAGCGAATACATATAGCCAAAACGATGTCCTGTTTCAAACAGAGCATAGTCTTCCGGATCAAATGTTTTGATCTTGGGAGTGTCATACCAACACACCTTGATCCTGGGTGTTGGATTGCCGTTCCTGTATCCTTCCAGCCTGTGAATGTAATTGTTTAGGTCTGACCATATGGGTCTCAATTCTTTTGGTTTGTCATTCCACCATGGATCCGAAAGCCAGGAATCTATCTTGCCATGATACTTTTCAAAAAAACTATGTAGGTAGTTCAATGTATTTTGGTCCGTGATGTCTCGGATCTTCCTGTCTATGAGATCAGGTACCAATTGATTAATTTGATCCACTCGTTCGTTGATGATCGATATGGTCTTTTCCGCGGTCCATTCTGAATTCAATCCATAGAACTGATCACGGGTGGATATGTCATCACCTCGGCTCTGTGAAAAACGATAACGATCTATCCATTTTGATACAAAAGAGTTATCCAAAAAATTATAGTTTAAATCGTATGTGTCATTATGATCATTATTTTTATCAAGTCTCACTATCAAATCAGGCATACTGTAATTATTTCTATATATTTCACACCAAAAATAATTAAAAAACTCCCATTCTATGCGACTTTTTGCCAGGTTGACCATATTACCATCCATGCTATACTGAATTATAAACATTAATAGGAGGTGTTAAGAATATGTATATAAAACTAAACAAAATGATCCAAGACATCTACACTTTGAACACGGATGAATTGAATCAAGTTATAGATGCGGTGAAATTGAGAAGAAATCAATTACACTCATTGGATGCTCGTTCATTGAAAGTTGGTGACAGGGTGTCTTTCCAAGGCAGATACGGCAGAACAGAAAAAGGTACTGTTGAAAAGATCAAGATCAAATATGTGTTGGTAAGAACTGATAGTGGAACTAGATGGAATGTACCTGGTTCTCACTTAACGCCAATCAAAACCAAGGAGGCGATCAATGCCTAATTGGTGCGATAATCAAGTCACTATCACGGGGCCAAACTCCGTGATAGACAAGATCGAGAAGATAGTAAAGGAAGAAAAAGATAGTGGTGGACTTCTAGACTTCTTCCATCCAATGCCTGAGGAGTTGAGAAACACGACGGCGGATGGTTCAGAAAACAAGAAGTTGAAGGCCAAGTATGGCTACTCAGACTGGTACAGTTGGGCCTGCGATAATTGGAGCACCAAGTGGGACGTCAATGAGTTCTATGGAGTGGACAGACAGTATCTATCAGAACAGAGTGAGGGTGAATCTACTATTTCGTTCGCATTCAGTTCGGCCTGGTCACCACCCATCGGTGCTTATGAATGCTTCTTGGCCAAGAACGAGGAGTGTTCTTTGGAGGCCAAATACCACGAGCCTGGTTGCGACTTCATGGGCATCTGGGACAACGGAGATGACAGGTGCTATACCGTATCAGACTCGGCACCGGAAGGCTCCAAGGACGAGTTCTGGCAGTCAGGTGATGGTGCGGAGTTGGATGATTCATTCGGCATCACGGAATCAATGGCGGACTGGGAGGCTGAACAGGAAGCCGAGAAGGAAGACGTCCATGAGTATGTGAAAGGCAATGCGATCAACATAGGTGAGGAGGCATAATGGGAACTAGATTGACAGATATCATAATGGATAGACACGAGGATCACTTATACGAAGACAATCGTGCTATGAAACTGACACCTTATGTGATGGCGGAGAGATGCCTACAGGCGGAGTTCGCGGGCATCATGTCAGATTATCGTGAGGGTGATTACTCCACACTGACCCACATCTTGGAAGGTGGCTTCAAGGGTTTCCATAACATGGAACCGAGCGAGCTGATAGAGGAATACAAACAGATAGAGGATAGATGGTACGAACTGTATGAGTCGGCGTCGTTGGACTTTGAACCATACCAAGAAGATCCTATCCACGAACTTGAAAAGGAGAAGGTATAATGCCAGAAAAATATTTTCCATTGAAAGATGAGGCCTGGGAGGACGAGTTGTTCGACGAGATCCAGAAAGGCGATAAAGTATGGTACAAGAACCCACACGGACAGGTCTGCCACGGCAAGGCTGTGATGATAGGCCCAATGGGTTGGGTCATCAATATAGGTGATGGTGTACCCATGGTGGTCAACGAAGGCCACAATTACCTGGGTCATACACCTGCGAAGAACAGGCAACCGGACCACCTGGGACATTTCTTAAACGGATAACAAGGAGAGACTATGGTGAAGAAAAAGAAAAAGGTGACACCCAAGAAGACCAAAAAGGCTGTAAAGAAAACAGCCAAGAAGATCAAGGAACAGAAGCGATTGATAAAAGCAATCAAGACACCGGAAAGGTATTTCAAGTTGGACTTTGGTAGGTACGGAGGAGAAGTGGCAATGGGTTCGATAACCAAGGAGCAATTTGACTTCTGGGAAGGCAAGGATGACGATCTGGCACAATACCTAAACGACAGAGGATTTGATCCAGCAGAAGCCAATGAGAAATATGGTGTGCCTGAAAATGCAAGATTTGATAAGGAGTTCTACGAGTACGAGGACATCTGCCATATGAGCGGACCGGAGTTCTCTGATGGTCAGTATGTGACGATAACGGAGACGGACAAGGACGGCAATGCCCTACGAGACGACGATGGTGGGTTCGTTGAGGATCAACAGGTCGACATGGAGAAGTTCAAGAAACTTGGTGTCAAGGTCAATTGTTTGGCAGAACACCATTCCGGATCTGACTCTTGCAAGGACAAGTATTACCTGTTCGGCCAGTATTTCAACAAAGGTGGTTGGGGTACCGAAGGCGTTATCAAGACCGGACCAGATGGTTTTGACTTCAAGAGAATGAAGATAGCCTATGAAAATTGTGATGGATTCAAGTGTTTCAATGAGATCGAGTATGATGGTGAAATTCATTACCTTCAAGAAGATAGCACCGGTAAGTCATCGAGTTTCTATGTGATGGAGGGCGACGACGTCTAATGGACAGTTTAGTTAAATTTTGTCTGCCCGTAGATATACAGGTATGGTTGAAACAGTACAAGGCACCAGCAGGTGAGAGGGCGTTCGCCAAGGACATACCCAACAGGTGGTATGATCACCAGATGGCCAACCGGTTGGCAAAGATCATCAAGATCAGACGGAAGTACAGGGGATCATCCTCGGTGTACTACAGGAGACCAACTGCCTACTGCCATAAGCAATGGGCGGACAGGTTCGCATTATATGAGAGAACCGATGATTAAGCCTTACCAACCCCTGGCGTGGACAGGAACAGTCATACTGATCATGGCGGCCACACTGGCGGCATTCAACTTGTATCCTTGGTATGTGTATCTGTTCTGTGTGGCAAATGGCATATGGGTGGTAATAGGCATACTTTGGAGAGAGAACTCTTTGATCGTTCTGAATGCTGGTCTAACTCTGATCTATGTGGCAGGTTTGATATTTGGATGAAAAAACCCTTAGAAAATATGATTTTTTTAAAAGATACTAGATGTAGTATCGTCAATGGAGAAGTGGCACAACATATAGTATCTTTAAGCAAGATCACTAGGTTGACGCTATTACCATCCATGCTATACTGAATTATGAACAAAGGAGAGGTGAAAATGTATAAAAGAGACGATTACTATTATTCTAGAATCCAGCCTATTTTATTGATGAAGGAGATGGATAAGAACTACCAAGTAGAAACAGACTTGGTTAGATCTATAATGAAGGAATGTATCTCAGAAATGATTGTGAGAACTAGACACGAATTGGCAGTTGCCAACGAATGCTTATGGTCACTTAATGACAGAGATGAGGAATATGGATTTTCTCACTCGGACAGGGTACACGAGATCCGAAACATAATTGAAACAACGGATTTTGAAAGAAAATTCCTACAAGCGGAAACAGAGTTGGTGACAATCAACCGGCTTACAGAGTGTCCTAAGAACGACACGGTAAGACAATATATGAAAATGAATGACAAACTAGCAGAAGGGATGGTGGCATAATGGCGACTAGAGCGAGGATAGGTATAAAACAGAAGAGCGGAAGGATCATAGCATCTTACCAGCATTGGGACGGCTACCCGGGGGGACTAGGATACAACCTATGTGAAAATTGGGAAGATCCAAAGAAGGTGACAGATGCAATCAAACTAGGTGACTCATCCAAGTGGGGAGTGATCATAGGTGAGAAGCACGATTTCGATAAGGACAGACACGGTTCGGACTTTGAGCATATGAATTGTTATTATGGCAGAGACCGGGGGGAGAAGGATTGTGGCTACAAGGTCTACAAGGATGAAGCCGAATACATCAAGAACGGTTTTAGATCAGGAGAACAGTATGTGTACCTACTAAAGGACACGGGCGACAAGGACTATCTCGGCAAACCGAAGTTCACTTGGTACTATGTGGAGAGCAGATACACTTCAGAAGGCAAGGAAGTGATAGATGATGCTTTCAAGCCTTTGGAAAAATATGCGATATTAGAACATATTGATATCTTGAAAAGAGTTTTAGAGATGAGAGAAGAAAGGAAGGTGGCATAGGTGGTCAGGATTGATTGGAGATATATTGACGAGAGAGGCGACTACAAGGCGGACAGTTCCAAGAACAGAGGGTTCAGCCTTGTGGAAGTTTATGAACAATATGATGTGAAGACGGTGCTGAAGGAGTTCTACGAAAGCATGAAGGAGCCAGTTCAAATTATCAACATAAGAAGAGAGGAGATATAGATGACAAGTGAATATGATGAAGTGAAAAACATATTGATCAAACACGATGCTCTAGGTGGGGATCTAGACGATCTAGCCGATGTTGGAGGACCGTTGTATGATGATCTATATGATTACTATGTGGGATCAGGAGAGATGCCATATGGTACGGCCAAGGCCAGAGACGGAGATCCCCAAGTGTGGATAGCCGATAGGCTTTATGACCTAGGTTTAGTGACAGATCACGAAACTCCAGAGACAGAGATAGTGGCTGATGCTAGAGATCATCATCTTATCAATCAAAATTTCAAAAAGATGGTTGGAAAATAAAATGACTGATAAAACTAAAAAACATTATTTCCAAGTCGCTGACATAGGAAATTGGGATCTGGATGAGGACAGGAGCATTGTTCCGAGCATAAAATCAATCCTTTCAGGAGAGGGCATTGATTGTGTGGTGGATGGTGACGAGATGAACTCGGCCGGTTTCGAGGTTTGGACCTACAAAGACAGAGGCATCATTGAAAAAGCATTGGAGGAGAACGGAGTGGATCTAGAACAATGACACTTGAATCAGGATTGGGATTGTTCGCCCTGGGAATGATATTGACCGTAGGAGGTTTTTTTATCGCCCTCAAAATTTTACCAAAATATTTCGATGATGAAGGAAAAAAACCAGAAAAACTTTGGTGGGAGGAAAAGGATTAAAGAATTCCGTAGGGAATACAACCAGCAAGGACTCATATTTTACACCTCACCTTGCTGGTTGCTAATTATAGATTGATATGGAAATAAACGAAGGAGCATTTAATTTTCTAAAACGACTCCTACAAGGGTCAAGCCTGACCTTGGCCATCATTTACACCATAGGACACATCTGTATCGCAATGGCTGTGGTAAGTGTGATGACCGGAGCCAGTCTATGGCAGTCGGGAGCAGTGGCCTTGGTAGAACCCACGATCAACGGTGTTTGGTTTTATGTATTACATTCGATCTATAAAAAAATAACCAAATAATTTCCAAAAAACATAGGTTTTTTAGAAAGATACTAGATGTAGTATCGGACTCGGAAGGGTGGCACTAGATATAGTATCTTTTAGTAAGATCACCAGGTTGACCGTATTTGGTTCCATGTTATACTGAATTATACATTTAAACAGGAGGTGTAAAAAATGTTAAACAAAATTGATTATACAAATAAACACGGTATCATGGTAGGATACATTGACGCTTCGTCAAATGTGGTTGCCATCGAGACAGGTTGGAATATCAGTTATACGGCTATGGCTCAGATACTTTTGAACAAATATCCAACCAAAGAAGATGCCATTAAAGCGGTGGACTCACCTGCTCTAATGCCAACTTTCCGAAAAGATGACTATTGGTATGTGGATGGATTTGGTGATGTTATCGAATCTAATCTTTCTTGGAACAAGGAAGAGATGAGAAAAAATGTTGGTCATTTATTCTTGTTCATGAAAGGTACTTGGCAATATTCGGATAATGGTATTGATTGGGAACCGGCAACAGAACTTTTGAAGGAGGTGGCTTAATGGTTAAATTGATCAACGATTG